ACGGTAGCGCATCAACTAGTTGTGGTATTAACGACACTTCAAGAAATCCTACATATAGTGTATCTAGATCTTCTAGTGCTGTTAGTGAAGGTGATTCTTTAACTTTCTATCTTAATACCACAAACGTTTCGAATGGAACAAATGTACCATATACATTATCAGGTACAAACATTACCTCTGCTGATATTAATGGAGCTCTTTTGACAGGAAGTTTAACAGTTAATAACAATTCTGCTAGCTTAACAGTTACTATTTCGGAAGATTATAATACAGAAGGTACAGAAACAATATACATAACGGTTAATGGCGCGACTATTGGTTCAAGTATTCTTGATACTTCTAAAGCTGATCATTTTATTGTTCATGGCGTTAGAGTGGGTACAGATGCATTAAACAGTGTAGGTAATTTCTACGGCTCATGGAATACTGATATTTTTCCTAACGGTAATAATTTACAATATGCATTAGACCCTCATATTCGTAATACAGCTCATTCACAGGCTTCAGCGGATAATTTGTTTGAAGCTTTAAGTTGGGCTAGAGGTAATTCTTTTTATAAAGCTAACCCACCGTTAGGGTATAGGTCTTTAGCTTTTTATATGGGTAATACAATGGTAGCTTCTTTCGATCATAACATTGATGAAAATGGCTACTTAATAGATCAGGAAATACACTTAAATCAATCGCCTCCAGCAGGGTTAAGCACGACCTATTCGTACGAAACAGTACGTTATCGTCATCACACTAGCTACAACGTGCAAAACATTTTTGGATCATGGTCGTGGACTTATGATAGAATACAATTTTTTAGTGGAGCTGTAGGTTCTGGTTACAGAGGTATTTGGTACAACACAGATGGTACTCTCCCGTAATAAATACTTTATGGCAAAGCGAAAGAAGGCACCACCCAAGGTGCATAGAGTATACTGTACATACTTTCCAGACGGTAGATATTATATCGGTTATTCTGGTAAAACAGATAAACAATTTGAAAAGTATTTCGGTTCTTCTACAATTGTAAAAGAATACGAAGGTCAGCTATCTAAAGAAGTTGTAAGAGAATTTACTGCTAAATCTCATGCTAAAATGCAAGAGTTTTTATTACAGTGGAAATTTAGAGATGACCCGCTCTGTTTGAATGATATGTTAAACATCAGACTTAGAGCGAGTCATCTTAAAGATTTTAGAGAAGTTGAGGATTGGTACCCATCATCGATTCAGCAGCTTCAATTTTGTCTCGACAATCAGCAATCTTAGCTAATAGCGTATCCATCTCTTCTGCATGTTGAGGATGTTCACCGATACCAACACTATGCTTCATATAAATGCGAATGGTAGCTTGCGCAACTGCCATTTCACCCTCATATTGTTTAATTAACGCTTGTAACATTTCCATATTACATACCGTTCCGTTTTTCCTGGATTTCTGCTCTACGTGATTTTGCTAATTTACCAATCTCACCTAGCGCTTTGCGTGCTGTAGCTGATGCACCTTTGATACCTTTTTCCTCAAAGCGATCGTGCTCTGCAAGATATGCTTCGTATTGAGCTACAATTTGTTCGTGTAACGAATCCGACATAATATATTCTCCTTATTATTTTTTAACAGTTTGTTTTTTTGTTGTTTTTTTCACAGCTGCGCCGCAGCATGCTGAAGGATCTTTATAGATAGCATATCCTGCTTTCCACCCTGCAATAATTCTTTTAATCCAATTTTTAATCATTGTGTTTCTCTTTCATATCCACCCCAATTACCTTCCATTCCATTAGCTGAATATTCAGTAACTCTTTTCTCAAAGAAATTATCATGTGAGGCTCCATTAAGAACCCAATCAAGCCATGGAATTGGATTGTCTTTTACATTAAACTTAGGTTTCATACCAAGCTGTAAAAGTCTTCGATCAGCAATATGTCTAATATATTGCTTAACTTCTTTTTCTGTAATACCTTCAATGGTGTTACCTTTAAATGCAAGTTTAATAAACTTATCTTCTAAAGCAACGGCATCTTTTGCCATTTGATAAATTTTAGATTTTAATTCATCATTAACAACTTTTGGTTTTTCATCACAGAAAGTTCTAAACAATTTAGCATTGCCTTGGACGTGCATTGACTCATCTCTAATAGACCATTCAACAACAGTACCCATACCCTTCATCTTTCCAAACCGTTGGAAGTTAAGTAGCATAACGAATGATGCAAATAATGACATACCTTCGTTAAATACTGATTGTGCTAGCGCAAGTGCTAAACCAGTGTGTGTTGAGATATTATTGTCTTGCATGTGTTCAATCTTTTCAGACATTTCTGTATATTCAAGAAACTTATGAAAATCTTCTTCAGGTAAACCAAGTGTATCATTAAGCAATGCATATGCTCTTTGATGTACACCCTCTCTGTTAGCAAAAGAAGCTAACATATTGCGAATCTCATTATTTTTGAATCTAGGAATCAAAAACTCATGATAATTTTGACCTACTTGAACATCAGATTGTGTAAACAATCTAAGGATATGAGTAATAAATTCTTTTTCCTCATCATTCAGTTTTGTACGCCAATCTTGGACATCTTCTGATAGTTCAACTTCATCTTCTACCCAGTGAATTTCTTCATGCTTTTTAACAAGATCGACAGCCCATGGATAAAAAAATGGCTTATATGCTTTTGATTCTTCTAATAATGACATTAGTCTTCCTTTTTCGTTGTTGATTTTTTCGCTGGTTTATCATCAATAACAATTTGTTCTTCGAGTACTTGAATCCTTTGATCCATTCTCCAAATAATAGAAGCTAGTTTTGAAAATGAAACCTTATCTGGTGTTCCTTTCAATGTAACTCTATCTAGTTCTTGTTTTAATTCGTCAGTATAAGTGCTCATAGTTTCTCCTATCCTTCACACGCTCTACATTCGTCGCTTTCTTCTAAAGTGACCCCATTATCTAAGAAAGACATTAATTCTTGATAGCCACCTACATATTGACCGTTAAAGTAAATTTGCGGTACGGTTTTAACATCATCCCTGCCAGTTACTTCAGCAGCAGTTTTACCCATTTCTGTTAAATTAACATATTCGAATTCAATACCTCTTAAAGTAAACTCTTCCTTCGCCATAGCACAATAAGGACAATCATCTTTGCCATATAATACTGTACCTTTATAGTCTTCTAATGCAATTCTTTCTACTTTATCTGCAACAGTCTCAGCACGCGCCCCTGCCTCTGTACGCAAATAGTATAACCCTTTAAGTCCTTTTTCCCACGCACTGAGATGAACTTTATTGACATAGGATCTGTCGGTACCAGAAGGGAAGAAAAGATTAACTGACTGACCTTGGCATATAAAAGTTTGTCTTTCTGCTGCATGTTGTACAACCCACATTTGATCGAGTTCTTGTGCAGTCTTAAATATATTCTTTTCCTTTGTATTGAGGAAGTTGAGGTGCTGTACAGAGCCTTTGTTTGTAATGATTGAAGACCAAGTCTTATCATCGTCTTTACCATGTTTTTCTAATACCTTTTTCAAGTGATCATTCTTAACCAAAAACGAACCAGCTCTTGTTCTATGCGTAAATGCATTGGCTTTCAACGGCTCGATAGAAGGGCTAGTAGAAAGAATGATACCACTAGAAGCGTTGGGAGCGATTGCCATAAGGTGCGCAAATCTAAGGCCAGTTCCAATACCATCAGGATATTCTCCTCTTAATTTTGCTAATTCTCTTGATTGATTTTGAGCTTTGTCTTTAATATTATCAAATATTAAAATATTTTTTACTGATGCTGTTTCTGATTCCCATGGAATGTTATTCTTTTGAAGGTATGAATGGAAACCCATAGCACCTAAACCTATTGATCTTTCTCTTTCAGCTGAAAATCTTGCTCTGCTGATTTGATCTGGGGCATTATCGATAAAATACTGAATAACATTATCGAGCATAGTAACAACATCTTCGACAATGGTCGTATCTTTCCATTCATCGTATAGCTCAAGATTAAGAGACGAAAGACAACAAACCGCAGTACGTTCGCTGTTTGTTGGAAGATGAATCTCGTTACAAAGATTAGATCCATGAACTTTTAATCCTAGGTTTTTTAGATTGGAAGGTAGCGCATTGTTAGCAGTGTCAATAAAATTAAGATATGGCTCACCTGTTCTGAACCTAATTTCAATAATACGTTCCCAAAGTTTACGTGCATTAACAGTCTCCTTAACTGAGTTATCTTTTGGATCTTTAAGATGCCATGGTTCATTAGTAAAAACACAATGCATGAATTCATCTGAGATATTAACAGCATTATGAAGATTAAGAGCTTTGCGCTGTACATCCCCTGTAGGAATTCTCATGTTGATGAATTCCATAATATCAGGGTGTGAGACGTCCATATAAGCTGCATACGAGCCCTTACGTGTTCTACCTTGTTTATACGCAATCATATCAGCATCTACGGTGTGAAGGAACGGCATTGGTCCAGGAGCAACATCACTAACTGTTCTGACATCACTCCAATGTCCTCCTACACCGCCTCCATAAATTGATAACCACCGAAGTTCAGAGCTGTGACTAATTAAACCTTCTAATGTATCTGGTACATATGTTAAAAAACAAGAAATTGGTAGACCTCTATCTTTCTTAACACCATTAGGGGCGTTTGACAAAACCGGTGATGCAAACATGAACCACTTCTTACTTACATAGTCATACAAACGCTGAGCGAGGCCGCCGTCGAGTTCGCCGTCGTATGTTGACCACGCAGTTGCAGCGCGTGCATATGCTTCTTGTGGTGATTCTTCGTGCTCAAGCATGTAAAAATCTTTTAACATACCAACAGCATAATCAGTTAAAAGGTTATCTCTGTTATAATTAATTTGAATATTTGACTTAGCCATCTATACTCTCTTCCATGAATTGAATTTTATTTTTGCGGCAAGACCGCAGAATGTGTTTTGTTCTACAATATGTTGAACGTCAACACCTTGGTTGACCATGTCATTTATGTCTTTTTGTTTGATACTATCCGGCCAAATAACAACTTTAAATCCATCGTTTACATATCTCTCTAACTTTGCTACTATCTGTGTGTTTCTTGGTTCATTATCAAAACACATTATACCGGATGTTTTATATTTATCTGACAAACCATCTGATCCAGCCATTGCAATACAATTTTTTAGAAATAAACTGTCAATTGGACCTTCGACACAGAAGAAAGGTTTTGTGAGATCAACTTTATGTGTTCCGAAAAGCTTTTCTTCTTCTGTGTCATATATTATTGTGATATATCTTGGTTCATCACCATCTAATGATCTACCTTGTAACCCAAAAAGCTCTCCTTTTTGGTTAAAGAAAGGTAAAACTAATCGTCTACTTTTAGCGACTTGCTGATTGGCCGCGGCAGCGAGGACTCTAAAATCCTCACAATAATATAAGTCAGACCAAGCGCTAGCAGGGATTTTTCTATTCCGTACATATGATAAGCACTCATGGTCACTATGAAGATCAGATACGATCGTACAATTACGTAACACAGAGCTGTAGTTGATATTGATCCTTGTAGAAGTACATATATCGACCACATTATTAGCATTGTGCTGAACATCAAAATTTACCTTTTCGTGTTGAATATGTCTTTGGCAATGGTGACATAGAAACATCTTCTTGTCGTTATGCTCATAAACAAACGAGTCATAACTACAATAAGGACAGGGCCCTGTCGCCACCTTTTCAGACAAACTTTTAAACATAAAGATATTATATTCTTCTGTCTAATATTTTTCTAATATCTTTCTTTTTCTTTTTAAATAAATTTTGATCAATACCTGCCATACCAGTTGCATTGATCTGAGCATTTGTTCCTGCGCCGGACATAGCTCCTCCAAAAGAAGCACCTGATACTGAGCTCTCGAACATAGCTTCTTCCCACGCATCCATAAACCCTTCAGCTGTTGACAGATCGTGTTTGACGGGTGGGATAATTTTATGATTTTGCATCTTTTCCATAAGAACTTTAGATGTTTCTGTATTGGACGATTGTTCAACATGTTCTTTTAATAATGCCAAAGCTGCAATGTAAGTACCTAATTGTGTTTTACCACCTGGAACTTTTGCTAGAAGTCTTTTAAGATTAAAAACCATTCTATCTAAAAGTGATATTGTTTTTTTCTGTTCAGGAGTGCGATCACCTGGTGGAATAAGAATTTTACCATTTTTGTCAATCACTCCTGCTTTGAACGCAGCAGTTTTCTCGAAAGGAGTAGTTAACTTTCTTAAAATTCTAAAAATTATTACAGTATCAACAATATTACCTGCCATAATTATCCATCTCTTTCAATATTTTTGCAGTATATAAATCAAATTTTATTTCTGGCATTTCATTAGGTACTAAAAATCCAAAATAATTTAAAACTGTTTTCATTACACTTTGTTCTTTTTCATTTATTCCATACATAAGTATTTTTTTAGCGGCATACAAGTCAAAATTATTTGTAAAACATAAAACATGATTACATAATAATCTAATATTATCTGATCTTTGTAAGGCAAACTTCTTTGTTAATTTTTTAGCTAGTCTGTGTCTATTAAAATCTTCTAAAAATTCTTCTTTGCTTATACAGTATAGTGATCGATAATTTTGCGCGGCGTAAACTTCAATGTTACTTTCATTAATATTGATCATGTCTTTTCTTGATCTTAGGTTTTAAATCCACTTGTTCTTTTTTACCCGAAATCTTAACCTCAATTGATTTAGGATCAGCTTCTTTTTCTACTTCTTTTTTGCCGATAGCAATCTGTGACCCTGGTGCTTGTGTAGGATCGATAGGTACTGGAACAGGAGGGTTTACAGGCGCTTGCATCTGATCAGGTTGTTCTTGATCCTGCTCTACAGCCTTTGCCTCTTTTGATTTGTCTAAAGGGTTTTTACCTCGTGAAATTTCATCACCATTGTTGATTTGCTCATTAAGAAAATCTCTCCAATTAGCCAGATTTCCAAATTCCTTAACAACACCATAATCCATGTTATTCTCCTTTTAATTATTTATTAAGAAAAAAAGTCTTCGAGTGTTGTTTGTTTCTCAGCAGTCCATCCAATAGGACGAAGAATAATATCCATAGGTTCAACAATTGCTTTACCAAATTGTTTCTCATAATCAATAAACTGTGTAAAGTTTATCTCAGATGGAACAGTTGTTAAAAATGATATTACATTTGTACCAATATTATTAGGCTCACGGAGATATATGAACTTACCTTTTTCACCGTCTTTGACAGTTTCCCAATTGTTTTGAAGATTGTGTTGTTTGATTAAGCGGTTGAATTGAATAGCTCCTCTAATGTGTGGTGGCGTTCCTTTAGGAAATCCAGAGGTTTGTGTCATTCTTGATACATTATTCATTGATCTTGGAAAAGCGATATCCTCAAAACCCATATTTAGAAACTTGTCTTTAAAGTTTTTGATATACTTCTGCAAAGTGTCTTCATCCTCCATCAACGTAAGTTTAATCATGTTTAACAGCGCGTCTCTGCACGACTGAGGCGTTGAAGAACGAATAGCATCCAATCCTTGAATCTTTAGCTTAGGGCTGTCAGACGGCATTCTAACGCCTTCCATGTCCCATACACACATAGCATAACGCTTCTTAGCTGTCCAAAACGCAGACGAAGCTATAGCTTCTCGCTCCATAATCATCTTCTGATCATAAGCATTCAAGTAGTCTTTTTCAGATTGAAATCCTTTTTCAAGGACTTTTTGTATCTGCTCTTGCGCTATCTTATCAAGAATATCTACAACTTCTTCACTCGTCTTGCCATTGAAAAACTTATCAACAAGTGGTTGGCAATTTACATAATTAGAGTCAGTGTCAATCGCAATAATGTAATCGACATCAGTAGTCTGCATTACTTTATTCATCCACCTGTTAATCTCACGTTCGGCAACTTGAATAATTAACTGGCCAGAGCATGTAATAGATCGACCAATACGCTGATCATACCATCTAAAGTATTTGTTGACAAACGCGCCATAACCCGAGTTAAGTAGAATCTTCAACACATATTGTCTTAGATTCTCAAGCGATCCATCTTCTCCTCTTTTTTGTTTAGCAATACCAGCTTGTTTTACAGATTTACGTTCATCGTAAAGCCGTCTCATCAGTCTAGGAATTACACCTTCAAATTCATTTGAGAATGTAAATCCTGAAGCGCATATAGAATGGTTTGCTGGCGCGCCAGTAATCTTTTCTCTTTTGAGTAATCGTTGAATACGATTCATTTCTTCTTCGTGTGGCCAGAGTTGATAATCTGGTCTAAACGTTTCAGGTGAGATGTTAAATTGCATGATCAAGTGTGGATACAGCGAGTTCAAATCAAATGACATACACCATCCATGCTTTCCCACTTGCGGTTCTTTAACATGGCCGCCAGGGATAGATTCAGTTTTCTCAGATGCAACTACATGAAAGTGTGGTATAACTCTACGTTCTTGAAGGTCTTTGTTGATAAGACTATCCCAAGTACGCACAGTCGAGTTCACTTCACCATAGTTAATACTTGCCATATATGCAATCATAATCTGAGCGTCAATAAGACCTAACTTTTCATCGAGTCGTTTTACAAGGTTAACGTCTTGGATGTTATAGTCGATAAACTTTTGAAAGTTTTCGAAATAAAGCATATGAAGTCCGCCGACTTCAGAATAGTCCAACTTGCGTTCACCAAGCTCTACAGAAGCAATAAAATCTAAACGGTAAGACTCTTGTGTCTTTGTTTTACGATATCTTTCGATATAGTCGATCTGATCAACACCGTCTATAGTTACAGCAATTTCTTCGCCATAAGCAGAGTTAATAGTTCTCAGTTTAGCTCTACCCCAAGGGGAAAGCTTATGGCCGCCAATTCCTAGATTCTCGAGACGGTTAAACAAATAAGGAAAGTCAAACTTCTCAATGTTCCAACCAGTAACAATATTAGGTGTGAATCTGTTCCAATACTGAAGAAACTTAGTCAGTAGCTCTGTTTCATTTCTACACTCGACATACATAACTCGTGATTTGATGTCTTCAGGTAATTCAGATTTGCTCTCAAGCCACTCGCCATGGCCAAACGTGACAAATTTATCTGTCTTTGAGTCATGAATACAAATTGCTGTGACTGGATATGCAGCCTTATTAGCTTCAGGAAAACCTTCAGTCGAAGTAACCTCAATATCTATATTAAACACTCTTATGTGACTCTTGTTCCACTTATCACCAGCATCAGCAAAGTTCTCTAAAGCGTATTGTGTTTCAAATCTAGGAAATCCATAAATCTTCATATTAGAATCTTTATGCTCTTGCGAGAAAACAAAAGCATCATTCATATTATCGAAGTTTAGGGGCTTAAGATTCTTTCCATAAAGTGACTTATAGCCATAATCCTTATGATGTTCGATGTAAAGGACAGGCTCGTAACGTACTTTGTCACGAACCTCTTCACCGTCTCTCACACCTCTAATCAGAAGCTTGTCGCCACGTCTTACTATGTTTGTGTAATAATCCATGAAGCTATTATAGAGTTTTATGTTTTCTTTTTGCCAATGGTGTAATTTTGTTTTAACGTATACTCATTTTTTTGTGAGTACGGAACAACTTTAACTCTATGTAAATTACTGTCATTAGCTTTTGATATGTCTGTTATTTCACACATGCCCCACTCTTGTAACAGCTTTGCAATAGCATTTCTTCGTTGCAAATCTTCGAGTGATATTTCAGTTTTGTCTACGCCATCAAGTTTAAAAAGTTCTTTAAAATGACAAACATAATACTTGCCTCTTTTATGAAATAAGTGGCAAGTTTGAACTATTTTTTTGTCTCTTGTGGAGATACCAATTCTGGTAAGTGTTTCAACGATTTTTAAGAAATCTTCCTTATCTCGCAAACGCACTTCTAATAAATTATCTAACATTTTTTATCTTCCATAATTAGAAGATCCGCAGTATATTTATAAGATAATTATTTTCCGCCTTTGTGTGTATTGTACCAATCTTTAATTTTATTCATTTGTTCGGGTAATAAAATTAATTCATATTGCTTTGCAACTTTATAAGACACATTAAAGTATTCCATT